GGGAACGCCGCTACTTCATCAATAACTTCTTCTGCCCAGCTAGTCTGTGGGGCCCATACCATCCCTGACGAAAACAAATCAGACACAGAGTTAACTCTTGATATTTTGTCTTGTCCTCGACTTGGTGTGTACTCTTGCACGGGTATTCCCGAAGCCCTAAATTCGTAGATAAGTGGTGCACCACTTGCTTTTTTCTCTACTATAAAGCTGTCGGGGTTCCATTTCTTCCAGTGGTCGAACGCAACTTTCTTAAGTTCTGGAAATTCCATACGTTCTTTGACCGCATCCAATAGGATAATATTGGCGGTTTCTTCACCGTTTTCGTTGGGTCTATAAAAGATTCCCCATGTAGTGCAAGCGGAATAGTCCGCACGATTATTCTTTTCAAAAGCGGTATCCCACGATTGGATAATGTAATCACAAAACGGTGGTTCATCGTCTTCCCAGATTCTCCACATTTCCCGCTTGATAATTGCACCCTCTTCCGAGGTTGGATTTTGCTGGTACTGGGCTTCCCACTTCCCTACAGGTAGTTCAGCTTTGATCGCTTCTAATTCCTTCTGTGACCAGAATTCGGGCCAAAGGGGTTTGCCAGAGGGAAGTAGGGCTGGGAACTCAATTAATTCCCATTTATCGCCCTCCCGCTGGGCAGAGTTCTGGAGAATCTGACCCGTTAAGTCTTTTTTAGACCAGCGGGTCATCACAATGATGATGGCTCCACCTGGTTGCAGACGTTGACGAGGACCAGAGTTATACCATTCAAAGACCTTGTCGTAGACATTAGCCGTGCCCTGCATGGCTTCTTGCTCCGAATGCGGATCGTCAATGATTAAAACGTCCGCACCTTTACCTGTCACCGCTCCCCCGACACCAATCGCAAAATAATCACCGCCCTTGTTAGTGTTCCAGCGCCCCGCTGCTTTGGAGTCTGTGGACAGCTTAGTGGGGAAAACCCCTTGATACTCAGAGGTGGCTACAAGGTTACGTACCTTACGACCAAAGCCCACAGCTAGTTCTGCTGTATGAGCCGTTTGAATAATTTTACGCTCAGGAAACCTACCAAGATACCATGCAGGAAACAGATAGCTGGCGAACTCAGACTTGGTATGACGAGGAGGCATATTAATAATAAGACGCTTAAGACTGCCATTAGCTACCCTTTCAAAGGCATCAGCCATATCTTTGTGGTGTTTACCAGCAATAAATGCAGACCACATATTGTTGACAAAAGGAATGAAATGAAAGCGGCAACGTTCTTTCTTATCCTCGTCAAGCAAAAGCTTAATCTTGGGAATCTGCGGGGAATCCGAAGGAAGATGGTCTAGCAGTTCTATATACTGCTTTATCTCATCTGGCGTTAATAGACTCAAAGCTTAGTGATTTCTTTAATAGAGTTATCAATAGGCTTTAAAGACCGCACAGTGTATGGCTGGATCTTTAGGAACCCTCTATGCTTTAGGGTATGTACTAGCCTGTGGATATTGGATTTGCTCCGCAATTGCAGACCATTAGCAATATCCATATAACTAGGGGAAAACCCTTTAATCTTAATAAACTCTTCTATAAACCGTAATACCTGCATTTGACGTTCAGTCATTGGTTTCCTCTTCTCTCTTAACCAAATACATTAAAGTTAATAGGCTCACCAAACGATCTCTTTCCGCATGGGATAACTCCCGCACATAGGCAAGAATTTCATTAACAGTTTTCATTTAAGTAGTTCCACGCATTTTCTAATGTTTAATATTGCATCCGTTAACAACTCTTTTTCTTTACTACGCAACTCAGCTTCTAATGCCATCAGACTCAGAATTAGGTTTTTTAATTTACTGACTACTAATTCATTTTTCAAAATATATATACCCCCCTAGGAACAAAAACGAAACGTTCCTGAAATGTTACCACAAAGTTTAAACTAGGTGTAGCAAACAAAATGATAGGGGGTGGGGGTGTTTCACGTGAAACATTGAGTAGTGAACGTTCGTATAGCTATATGTGTGTAATTGTTGGAGTGGATTAGAGCGTATTAGGGCGGACAGGTGCGTACACGATTCAGGGGGGTGCGGGTATGGTGGGGTCAGCATTCACAGTTTCGAGGTGGCGTGGCTGACGCTCAGTGTTTCTTCGTGTTCGCATGACGTGAACTGTTTAACAGTGACAACGATGACTGCAACTCAGCCTTGAGACTATCCACATTGATCTCTTCCACCTTAGTCTCTACCTTGTCAACGAACATGCCCACTGCTTTGCCCATCAACTCCAATGCTCTAAGCTTGGCACTCACTGGTGCATTGTCTGCATCTGCATGCTTGAGTAGTTCTTTCATGACGTGTCTGCGAGTCACTGCCTGATCAGTCAGGATCATCTCTTTCTTAGCCTCAAAGAACGGCTCTAAGAGTAAAGTGATTCGACTATCTCTCATTAGTTTGTTCGCATTACTAATCATCGTGTTGCGTGATGATCCAGTAGGGTTGTAAGACTTCTCATATGCCTGTAAAGGTGTGTGACCCTCCATTACATACTGTGCGAATAGATGAGCCTTTGGGCTCAGTCGCTTGTCTCTGCCTGATGTCTCTACGTTGTCCTTATCCTTAACACCTCTTGGTAATCCATTCCTCTTTACCTTTATCTCTAATGCATCAATTGATGACCGCATCACTTCGTGATCTTGCCCCGCTTTTATGGTGCTATCACTGTTCGCATTTTCTGTGCTATCGCTGATTGACTGCACGTTTATTACTTGACTGGCTTGTTTCATGTCGATCCTTAAGTTGGTTTGTACTCGCATCATTCATTGCATGTTGATCGTGTAAACACTGCATGTCAACAAGGTTCGTGCATCGTTCACTGATCGTTCTCAGTATTGGCAAGTGACTGCTCTCACTGCATGCAATAGTCAATCACTAGATCTAGTACTGGATCGCATCTCTATCACTAGACCGCATGATGTTTAAACTGACTGTCGTGCTACGCACAGGCTCACCCGATGAGCCACCCGATTGCTAGTATTAGTTGATCACTGTATGGATATACATATGCCTCTAAAACGCATCAGATCGCTCTGTATTCAATTTGATGCTTGTATGGTACTAAGACCTATGCTAGTACGAGATCTCTAGGATTCCACCAACCATGCGGGTTTGCGGGCGGTCAAAGATCATTCCCTGAGCCACTGCCAAGCTGATGTCCTAGGAATACCTGAGTAAGTTGTAGGGGATTAAAAACAATTAGTTGCATCAGGTTTACACGTTCGTGCTAGTATTCGTCATGTAGTTGATGCAAGCATTAAATCGCAAACGGTTTAGCGATCAAAAAAAATAAATCGGTCTGTTGGTGTAGCTAGGTGTGATAAACACGCAACCACTCAGATGACCGCTTAGACCCACGAGGTGACAGTTGTGGCGAGTGCGACAGTTAGGGAGCGATCCTTAGTTCTTTCGAGATTTAATCTCATTGGACTCACACTAGACACCCACCTACCTATCGGGGTCTGACCTGAGTCTAAGAGGATGCAATCTCGCATCATTCCTATTGGAGGCTTTATGACTTTTGGTGAATATGTTAAGCAGTATGTAACCCTTGACAATGCCCTTGAGTACGCAAGGATTACCGACAAAATGGCTTTTGTTTCCGACATCACTGGTCTATCAATTGACCATCGTTTTATTGGCGCACTTGAAGATCGCCTAGACCGCATCACCACCACCAAGGTTGGTGCTATCCCATCTAACTTTTTCTTTTCACTGTAAGGGGGCTTTATGTCAGCATTAATTCGCTTTGTAGCAGAGCAAAACACGTGGAATGCCATCTTCGGTAGACCACCCTATGACTTGTCTATTCCCGCTGATCGTCAGCGGTTAGCAAGGCGCATTGATAACGAGTTATCGCCTGAGAATTTGACATGCGATGGTGAGTTGTCTCGCAGTCAGGTACAGGCTAAGTACAACCGCCTGATCAAGGTGTCACGTGAGTTGATCAAACTCGATCCGCTCGTTCAATTTGAGGAGGTGTGAT